TCCGGTATCGTTGGTCAGGACGCAGGAATTGGTTTGACCCTCAAGCGTAACAGTGCGGTTTGATATGTTGATTGACGATGGTAGGCCGGTGTAGTTGGTTAAAACAATCGCAAGCGCATTACTTCCATCAAGGCCAGACTGCAACGGATAGTAGTTGGTCTTGATAATTGCCACGTCATTACTGACCGAAATAAAGCTATCCAATGGCGCGTTGTTCGTTCCTTCTGCAATCAACCTGAACGAGTAATTCCTGATCTCATTGAGCATGTGTTTAGATACCCGCGCCCCAGTGCTCGACGGCGGTTGTGGATAACCCACATCATTGGTGGATAACGTGCATATCGCCGCTATCCCAATTACCACACCATACGTAGACGTTCCCCCGGACGGATAATATTCGATATCAAGATCAACATTAACCGCCTCCGCTGAAACAATATTGGTTACGGCATAAGGATCACAACTACCATCGCCAGTTTCCACCCAAGTCAAATCCCCGGTGCTAATCATTGTGCCATCAAACCCGGCCACACTGCGATCAGTAAATGAGCCTTTGATATTGTAGCTTTTGTTCGTAACGTAAAGGGTCATGTTGGTAATGTCAAGTTCGCCTTGAAAAAGCGGAACGCCGGCCAGGCATGTGCCCACGCAAACAAATAGCAGCGCCATTAATTGAATTAACCAGGTATGTCTAAACATCATCTATTACCTTACAACGAAAGTTTAATGGTTGCATTTGCCCCGAGTAGCCCCATAACATTCAATTGGTCGTAGTGCGTTATGTCAGGCCTTACTGACGCCCCGACAATTGGCGCTCCGTTGGCGTCATTGAATACATCATAATTAGCTACAAGTCGCGTAGCCGCCGAAGAATGTGCCAACCCATTTGTCGCCAAAATAATACTAAACTCAGCACCCAACGAGGTTACCGGCCATCGTATTTCCATATTCTGGATAATCGCCCCGACTGAATTGTCGAAGGTAATAGCAGTCCCGGTCCTTGAAGCTGTCACCCCGGCCTTAGTCGCCGTCACAATAATTTCTTCATCACTATTCGTGCGCGCAGCGTATCGCTGCACGGCTGTTAATCCCGCAACCGTATTTGACAAAGCAGCCACCTCCCCTGTTGTTGCATACCCGGCCGCCGCAACGCCGCCTAATGCATCAGAATCATCCGCATCGTCAACCTGGCCATTGCCGGCCACGTCGTAAATAGACTTTAACATATCCCCCGCCCCAGCGTCCCCCCAGTCTCCTTCCCCGGTAGTAGAACTCACGCAAGTCCACACTTGTCCCGTCGTAAAACTGCCAACAGGTAAAAGCAAACCCTCAAAAATCGCCGTCGGAGCTTTTACTCCTTCCGCCGCATAAACCATCCCGTTTGTTATTAATCGCACAAACACCCCTGATACATCAGACTTGGTACTCCCGGTTCCGTCAATCTGTAACACAAGACTCGTACCCGCGGTCAAAGCAACAAAATAATTACTCACCAGTCCCGAGGCTGTTGCTGATACCGTCGCGCCGGCCAAAGTCAAGGTCCCTGTGCCGTTGTTATTCTGCTTGGTAAACCCCCACACATAAACATAATTTTGGGCCACCGCCGTTGAACCGGTATAAGAAACAGAATTCACGTCACCCGTATAAGTTCCAGCAGTCAATCCACTGATATTGCTGCTAATTTCAGTTACGTCTGCCACGGTCATAGAATCAAGTCTCGTACCGACGGACGTTACATACCCCTCATCGGCATGATCCCCCCATTCGTAAGCAGTAACGCCCTGATCCGCTTTGGCTTCCACCAGTGCCACCGCGGTCGTTGACGATTTAGCATCTAACGCCGTCTGGAGACCAGTCACATCGCCCACGACGTGCGTATGCCCCGTCGGTGAGTAAATGTCCGTATAATCCCCCGCGACGCCCACAACATCCCCTGTGCGCCCAAAAACACTCTGGACAGGCACGTCGGTACTGGATAAATCGTCGTTGTAGTCACTTAAATTGGTCCAGGTGCCGGCGTCGCCGGATTGTAAGGCAGAAGCCGCATCGGCCACCGCACTCGTGTAAGCCGCATCCGTTGGCTGAACCGCAGAAGCCGCATCGGCCACCGCACTCGTGTAAGCCGCATCCGTTGGCTGAACCGCGGAAGCCGCATCGGCCACCGCACTCGTGTAAGCCGCATCCGTTGGCTGAACCGCAGAAGCCGCATCGGCCACCGCACTCGTGTAAGCCGCATCCGTTGGCTGAACCGCGGAAGCCCCCAACACACCTTGCGCCGCAGTCGCAAAATTAGTAGAATCAACTGTCGCCGCAGTTCCTAAAGCATCAAAAGCATCCTGAAATATCACATTCGTCGCAGGTTGTTGTGTCTCACGAAAAGCAGTATTTGAGGCAATACTGGAGTCAAAAACAACATTCGTTCCAGCCTGGTTTGTCTGGAATGACTCCAGGGCAACAAGGCGCCCGTCCGCAGTATTAGTATATCCAAGCCAAGTATTCGTTTGCCATGCAACAAAAATCGGATCACTCTCGAGTATTGAAACAGTTCCAGACCCCGCATAAACAATACTTATCGGAGTCCAAGACGCAGGATTTGTCTGGTTAAACAAGCTCCAGTCCACTTGCACCCGACCTTTTGCCAGAGATCGGGTCTCTCCAGACGCACTAACCCCCTGAAACTCTGCATAATATAGCTCATCTGGGGGAATGTTTGATGGGGCAATGGCAGACGTTGTTGACCAAACAAGAGTCGTACCAGACGGGGTTATTGTCCCGGTGCTTACTTGAAGAAAATAAGGACCTCGTTCCGGGTACGACAGTCGAAAGTACACGTTTGCAATAGACGAAGCCTCAGCAGCCTCGGTAAACAAAAATTGAGCGCTGATGTCCCGGTAATCCTGCCCGGACCATTTCCACAAAAATGACGTCCACTTCGCCCCGACAGACGAAGCGACATCAAAGGACCCGGTAGACGAGGCATATGGATACGATAACCCCGTTGCAAGAGTAAGTATCGCCCAGCAAAAGGCAGTGGCAAAAAAGCGCATAATTTCTCCCTTACTGGATGGCGAGGGTACCGGTCAAAACCGCATTAGTAACAGTCGTAATTGCCGTAAATTTCAGCCACCGAGTAACCCCGGGATCAAATTGATAAAACCCAGAGCCAGTTAAATTTGTCACAATCTCCCCGGAATCCGTCGCCCCTACCGGCACCGCGTACGTCACACCATCGGCAGAAACGGTATAAGTTACTGCGACGTTGGGAGACCCAGTGACCGTCGCCACAACGGCAAGCTGAATTGCCTTGGCAGTCATTTCTGGGCGATACGCATCCAAGTCCACAGTCACGGTGTTTGTAGAATCCTCAGTACAAGCCAAGGCATTAAACACCTTTACCGGATAGATTTTATTGTCACCAGCCGAAGCAACCGTCAACCAACCGACGGCCATCAATAGATAAAAAAGACGCATAAGGTCCTCCTCTCACTAAGGAAAAAGAAAGGGGCCACGGCCCACGACGGACCGGGCCCCAATAATCAAACAAACGATCACTTAACCAGACGCTCCGCCCGGATCGGCCACAATCGCCCACACGCGCATAGAGCCGGCAGACGGAGTAGCTCCCCCAATGGAAAGAACCAACACCGAAGCGGCCGCTTTCATTATCGGCGTCACCGCGACCCGCGCCATCTGCGTTCCGGCGGTGTCAGTCCCGTCCTGGGCCGACACATACTCGGTCCCGTTCTCAGAATCCCCCAGGTCAACCGTCACCGAGGCATTCGTCGCCGTCTTAATTTCTATCCCAGCGGCGATAATCAACGTCGCACTCGCAAACGTAATCGCCGTCAAACCGTCCCCGTTCGTCACCTCAGAAACGTCAATAGTATTCTCGATGATACCGAGTTTGGATCCCAAGGCGGGGTGGGCCCCGCGCTTGAAGCTTTTATTTTGTGCAGTACCTAAAGCCATAACCTATCTCCTCAAATTAACCCGCTTTGGCAAACAGACAGCCAACCGCTTCGGTCTTAACCATCTTGTACCCGTAAACAATCAACCCCCGGAACAACCGACCGAAACCGTCAGGATTGTCCAAGGTCTTGGTATTGGTCAACTGGGTAGCAAAAGTGATACCGTAGTTGATACCGAAGAGACATCGCCACGCGCGGTCGGCTCCACTGCCTGTGTAAGACAGCAAATTGGAAGCATAAACCGTAAACCGGTCAATACCACCAATCAAACCAGTGCGCACAACAGACTTGGCATCCCCAGTCATCGAGACGTCCTTGATGTCGGATTTCTTGATCAAGTTGATCAAACGAATCGGCAACACCAAATAACGACCCTGCTCCGGAACGTTCTGCTCGTCGAGTACGCTTCCGCAATCGACAATCTTGTCCAGGATATTGGCCTTGGTAACTGTCACAGCATCACCGGCAGAAACGCCCAGGGCATAAGACCCAGACTTCACACCAGCAGTAGCGCCTTTATTCGCGGCAACCATACCGTCATAGATATCCGAATCGGTAAGAAACGAAGAATCCAACTCAATACGCATCTGCTCTGCCGCGTCCGCCGACCACTGAGTTACATGTCCTTTAATGTCCGTCTGGGCATCATCCACGTCATCAGTAACAAAGGACCAGTACTTGCCTTCGTCAATCAACAGCGCCTGCGAATTCGCCTCAGGCTGCTCATTAACCAACGTTTGGCCCTTGACGTAGTCGCGGATGGTAATATCCGGGGTTTCCCGAATGTATACCGTATCCCCATACTTCTTGATTTCACCTTCGTAATCGGTATTTGTGATACCGGGCACGACCGAAGAATCATAATACTTTCGCAGCATTTTCCCGCTAAAAATAGACGGGATATATCGCATCGTGCTTCCGCCGATGTTAACCTTGCCCACCGCTCTCGGAAATGCAGTCCCTGGCATAATGGACCTCCTTAACTTTATACACTAGCGGTGGATTCGGCGGACAGCCACTCAGCTATCCAAAACTCTACCGTCCTCTACCGCATTAATAATCGCAGCTTCCAATCTATCTGCTTGCTCTTCTTTGCCGCGGAATTTGCCTCTTGCCAAATCGTCATAAAACCGACGAATCTGACTATGTCTTATTACCGGGGCAGCAGTCGCGGCCGGCGCAGCCGGGGTAGCGCGAACAGGCTCCGGTCGTCGGACAACCGGTGCAGGACCTGGGGCAGCCGGGGCTACCCCAGCTACGTCCTTATTAAAATCCTGCATCAAATACGCAACACGCTTCACATCACCAATAGATAGAGCAACTTCCCCAATCTCCCTGCGCGAACGACCGCTCAACGGGTCAACGGTATCTAAGAATGTGCCCCAGCGCGGATCCGAATCATTAACGGTATTCGCTCCAGGAACAACCTTCTCCACCTTCCCCCAAAAATCACTCGTCGTCTGCGCTTGCTTCTGCGCTTCCAAAGCCACAATCCGCTGATCCACCTGTTGTAGGCGTTCCGTCGAACCACGTTCAGATGTGCTCAAAGCGTCCTCGACCACTCCTCGCGCCACTCGAGACTGAAGCTCCACAGAGTCCTTGTCCAAGTTCTCCAGTTCCCCGGGGCTTAAATGCCGCAGATGCGCTGGAACAGCGTTCTTAGTGTCCGTTTCCCGTTTCTCAAGCCTCGATTCCAGATCCGATATATGGGACCGGAGATCGCGCACTGTGTCGTTCAAAGGCCGAAGCTGAGAATCCAGGCGGCCTTGCAAACTATCATTACGATGCTTTTCATAATCCAACTGCCGTTGCAGTTGATCAACGTCCACAGTTACTGGAGCCGGGGCAGCCGATTCAGCTGCTGCCAACTCAATAGCGGGAATCTCTTCATTCCCCGGCGTCTCCACCGGAATGGGTTGCCCCTCTTCCACACTTGAAGCTTCGGCAGCAGTCTCCCCGGGCTTTTCCCCAGGGGCTTCATTGCCGAGAAGAAGTTGGTCCAACGCCAAGTCTGCCTCTTCTGCCTGCTTCACAACCGCTTTGGGATTTGCCATTATTCCTCCTTATAATCGCGTTGGCATGGCTACCAAAGGCGATTGGTTTTCTCCTCTCGCGGCCCGGGCGTTAGTGCCCGGGGATCGCGTACTAAAACTTATTCAAACGTAAGTGCCGCTGAACTTATTACACTGCCATCAACCACCATCAGGTAGTTCGTTCCGGCAGCAGTCGCCGTCACAGTTGCAACGGCAGAGCCATCGGATGCAGTTGCATACCAATAGTCAGCATGAGCCGTCACGGTAGAAACCGCAGTCCCGGTTGTCAGGGCAAGGGTTTCGATGTTGTTCGTCGAAGCCACGCCCACATCAGTTTCGGAAATCCACACGTGCAATACCCGATACCCAGACAGGTCGTTACCGGCAATGTCCTTGGCCTGAATAGCCACGGTATTTACCAATTCATTAGTGGACTCGACAATACCAGCTTCACCCCATACTTCTGTATCAAGGGCAACTCCGGTTATTGCTCTACCGTCCACAGCAGGCAATACCCCACCAGCCACGATTACACCAAGATCAACGTCATCATCCGGGAGAGTAATCGTGTTATTGGTCGTCGCAGACGTCGGGCCTTGAATAGTCGTAGTATTCACACCATTATCAGTACCCTCGGGCAACACAATGCTCGCTCCAGTACTCGTGCCTGCAACTGTAACCACATCCCCGGCGGTATTAATCTCATCCGCAGTCGCAGTAATCTCAGTCCCATCATATATAATGGTCTCAACCGTCAATTCATTAAGATTCAACTGCTCGCGCCGGGCCGCAAAAAGGGACCCAACAATACCAAGCCCGCACACTACCGCAAAAATAACTCTATTCATCTTCTCCCCCTTGTTGTTTTATGGGTGCCAATTTCTGCAACCGTCTTGCCTCAGACAAGACTTCATTTAATTCGACCAAAAGACTAACCGCTCCCGCGCATTTTGTCAAGGAAAAAGTATCAGGAGCCGCAGATATATAATCCCCACTCTTCGCAAGGGTCCCCGATAACCATTCCTTGACCCGCATAAAACTTACATTGGTCTCCAAATTCACTATCGCCCGCAACGTATCCTCATCAGGTAATCCCAGTATCAACTCTTACCCCCTTTTTGTTTTGGCTGAGACGCTTGCAAATATGTTCGCAGAGAGCTGTCCTGCAACCGTTCCTGCTCCGACACCATCTTCGCCCCCGCCACTGGTGTCTTCACTTCTTCCAACTCACGAACCTTCAAATCCAATTCCTGGCGCCGCAACTCAAGATCCGCGCGCTCCAGGTCCAACTTCGCCCCCTCCATTTGCTTCTGGTCCTCGACATTCTTAGACTCCGCCTGCCTCGCCTGAGCCTGCTCTTCGCGCTCCTGAGCAAGCTGTTCATCCAAAGCTTCCTCGGTCTGGGCCAGCGGTTCTCCTAACAAGGACAGAGGCTCGGCAGCCGCTGACAGCAGTCTCGCGCGCCCTTTATGCCCCATGACTTTAAAGTCCATCTCATTAGATGTTGCCTGCAAAAACTGAAGTCTCCGGTCGGCAAGAGCTTCCTTTGCCAGTACTTGTACCGCACCGGTAGCCACCACTTCCATATCTCCCATAATGTCCGGGTCTTCGGAAGTTGCCATGTTATAATCATAAATTGCCTCTATTGCTGGTTTAAACACCGACAAATCAATATCAAGAACCACGCGCTTAATGCCACGGGCCGCGGAACTCATTAACATGCCCAGGCCCGAGGACGTACGGCCGGCCGCCGAGGCCGAGGGAGTCCCATATTCATAAGCGGGAATCCCGGACCAGGTATCGGCCAAAAAGGACATCTTATCGTAGACCTTCATCAATTCGTCCATCCGGGCCTCGGGTTGGAAAAACTGAATTGGAGGCAGGGTACTGTTCATCCGGTTAGAAAACTGCCAAATCTTCATTGGGAATATCGACCGCACATCCGTATTATGCACTCGTAGATAATCGTGAATTGCGACCTGGGGACCAGACGTGAGAACCATGTTATTGGCTAAAGCTCGCATGCTCCCATTTGCAATAAGTTGCAACTCATCCATGAGCTCTACTACGCTCTGATACCAAAACGATCCCGGGATCTTCGACCAGCCCTGTTTGTAATAAGGCTTCCGGCCAAGAGGATCCGGGTTAAACGAGAAAAATATTCGGTGCTCTTTAATCTTTATGACCGTCACATCATAACACGCAAAATCATCTACAGGAGTAACCCCATCCGGCCCCATCGTAAGACCGCTTTCCCTCAACAGCTTCCCGGTCACACATACCCAAGCCTCGTACCCCTCAACGGTATCCCGCACCTGATCCGCTTCCTGAGTGTCCTTACCCTGAATCTCCGCTTGGTCACGATCCTCAGCCCTCATAGACGGGGCGCCAAGCGCATCAAAATCCTGAATCACCGCCATAAGCGAAATTGTATCAAATCCTTCAACACCCATCACGTCCTGAAGTGACTTCTTGGTATATCGGACCCGCTCAAAAAAATCACTATCAAAATCAACAGCCTGGGGCGAAGGATAAGCGTCAACCGGAGCCACGCGTTCAAAAGTCAAAGACGGCATCAACTGAACATCCATTTCAGAGCGTCCAGTCTCCGGATTCATAACCCAGCGCTTACGCTTTCGAGTGCGTAATATCGGACCTTTTATGATACCGGCCTTATTGGTGACAAGATCCCAAATAAATCCATTAAAGGCCGCACCCCACTTACCCTCAAGCAACTGGTCCTGGATCTTTATCTCCATGCCCTTGGCCCGGGAGACGGCTAACAGCCGATAAGCTTCCTTGATCCCCTTGAAAGTGTCCGCGCGTAACCGCTCAATCACATCAGGACTGAGGGCTTGGTCCTCCGGAACACCTTGCTTTTCAGCATCCGCTGAAATCTGCTGAACCCTACGCATGAGATTCTCACGCGCAGAAGTCACAATACGTTCCTCGTCAGTCGGAGAGATGTCGGGGTCTGGGGTATGTTTCAACCCCCAAGTCTTGTCCTCTTCACTGGAAAAAATATCCAGAAGCCAGGCGATACCTGCACGGCACTTGGTTCCGGTGAGCCCCACATACACAGTAGAGCCGTCGGCCTCTTTAATCTCAGACAATTTCTCAGGACTATACTCGCCCAAAAAGGCCCGGGAGCAGGACAATATTTTGTCGTCAATACCAGATTGTTTGCGATGCTCCCTGTTACGAGAGTACATCGAATCAAGGAACTGGTCAAGTTCGTCCTGGACCGGGGCGAGCACTTCCGAATCTTCAACACCGGCTGACGGGTTGAGACTTTCTACAGTTTCGGCTTGAGATTTGAGGCCCACTAACTCATTCATAAGCACACCTTAAAGTAACCATAACTAAATGTCAAGAAGAATTTAAACCCAACTGGAGAAATTTGCCTTACGTGGAGGTGCCACATCCGCCCGGGACCCAAACCCTGGGTACTCTTCCATCTCAATAACCTTCCCGCGGCCCCCGGCGCCAACGTCCCGGAAATACAAACACAGGTACTGCAGCGCATCCGCCAAGTGGGAGTACTCGTTTTTGTCTGGGCGATCAGTAAACCGGTCCCCACTTCCTATCCGCATCCTCCGATACTGATAGTTACCAGCCAACGCTTTCCGCAAAATAGGGCACTTGGACGAGATGACAAACCCAGGTTTACCATCAATTAGTCGCGTCAGAAAGTAGGCCACAGCCTCTCGCCGAGCGGCAAACTCATTGGTCAACGCCGGAATGACATCAAAGCCATTCTCCAAAAGTATCTGGAAACAAGTAACTTCGGTCGTCTGAGACCGTTGAGCCCCGGCCGGGTCCCCGCAGCCAAGGATCCTGAGCTCGGGATACTCGGACTTAATCCTGGGAATCACTCGATCTTTGACAAAACGCTCAATACCCATGTCCTCAGAAGTTAACTCGTCAATGAGATTTATGCCCCCTTTGGGGGTTAACTGCCCAAAGACACACGAAGCGTTCAACCCAAAATCCCACCCCAGGACCAGGGGCGCCGCTTTGTACGGGACAACAGGATCTTTGGTATAATGCAGAGTGTCGTTGTATTCAAAGAAGACAGGCTTCCCCGTAGCCGTGGTGCCATATTCCCCCATAAAGAACACCCGAACCCAGGCGTGGTCCTTGCCCGCCGCCAGAGGACGCATGTAATAATCCCAGCCTCCGCCTAAATTCTCGATATTCTCCGCCGGCGGACCTTTGTACCAGGAATGGTTCCCGTCGTTCTGGACATATTTTATAGTGCTGTCTTTGCTGGTTATCCGCAACACTGCCGGAGGTTGATTAAACAAGGCAAATTCATCTGGCTTCTCCACTTCGCCGAGTTTATATATCCAGTGCAAATCGTCCGGGGGATTAGAGTCGGCTATCACTCCTTGAAAAGTAGCGCCCCCTTCAATAGGCGCCGGGTACCGGAGACGAGTGGTCGCCATGTCCAGTATCGGACGAGAAATCTCAGAAGCCTCATTCAACCAAATCATTGTCACTTCCAAGGATTTCAGTTTTTTAATATCAGACTCGTCGTCCAGGGCGATAAATAGCCACTCAGAAAATATCCGGGTCCCGTCACTAAGGGGCAAGTCCATGATCCCAGACAGAGGTGGAGAAGCTTTATACTTCATAATCCCCTCA